AGTTTCCTGAAGTTACATTAGTAAGCGTAACCGAACCTATTCAATATCTTATAGATGGTCTTCGAGAATTCAAGCGACAGCTTATACTAATCGAAACCTTCAACAAGATAAAGGATTTAGGGTCAGGGGATATAAATGATGCATGGACATATCTTGAAGCACAATGCGAAAAAGCAGCACAACTTGATTCAACAAAGCCGCTGGACATCGTTCATGATTCTAAGCAAAGAGCCGATCAAGTTGTCACATTCAACAAGCAAGCCAGAATCCCAACAGGATTTGCTGAAATCGACAAACTTATGTATGGCGGATTGTCAACTGTAGAAGAATTACTTCTTTTAGTAGCAAGAACTAACACCGGTAAATCTTGGATCTGTACAAAGATGATGGAGTCAGCACAGAAACATGGATTCGCAGTGCTTTATTACTCACCAGAGATGCAAGCATCATTTCTTGGTACTCGTTTTGATACCTGGAGAACCCATACACCTAACAGCCAGATCTTTCGAGGTAACTACACTGAGGAGTATTTAGAGTACCTCGACAAATTGAGTAAAGAAGAAACAAGCGCATTCATTCTCGAAGATAAAGATGTAGAGGGTGGATCCGTAAACATAAGAGCACTTGATAACTTAGTCAAAAAATACAATGTCAAGCTTCTCATCATTGATGGTTTGTCTTACATGGACGACATACAGAAAGCACCAACTGACTATCTTAAGTATAAAAATATCTGTAATGGGTTGTTCAAACTTAGCAAGAACAGAGGGTGCGCTGTAGTAGTTGCTATGCAAGCAAACAGAGAGACGCAGAACTGCAAAGATGATAAAGGTGAACCTTTTCCAGGCTTGTTTCAGATCGAAGGTAGTGATCATCCTGCTAGAATTGCAACTCAAGCTTTCGCCATTCGTCAGATATTTGACAAGCACGTTCTCGACATAAGACTTGAGAAAGCAAGAAATGCTAACAACCAGAAGCCGGTTCTAAGTTACGCCTGGGACATCAACACAGGAAACATGCAGTATTTACCGAATGGTGACGACGGATCAGTTACACCTGCATCAGCTCCTGGGTCAGTTGTTCCTGCTGTTACCGGAGTTACTACGAATGTCAAAGGTCCTGATGACTTCGATACGTTAATTGATATGGATGATTCAGATGACGAGGTAGAATTCTAAGCAATAAGTTCACCACTAAATGAGGTAGAGGAGGTACACACATGAGCAATTGGACACATGTAGCGGCGGTAGTTAGAGTTGATGATCTTAGATTTGGAGTAGAAACAAGAGAAGCTATCGTCGAAAGATTTACAACACATTTTGGTAAGTCTTTTGGTTATGAAGATGCGGATTGGGATAAAGTAGAGCAGGCTCCAGATAGCTTTCTTCCGTTTGGTAGCGAGGGCAGTCTTAAAATGGACGTAGTCGTTAATCCAAACACAAGATCTTTAGCTGCATATGTTGTAGTGATATGGGGAGACTTGCGTGATCATTATGACGCAGACGCGATCGTTAGATGGTTCAAAAGGAAGCTTGAAGGCCTCAATGTCAGACAAGCTTGTATCACTGTAAATAATGAACAAAACGGGCAAGTGGTTTGGACAACAGATACAGATGCCTAAACTGACAAGAGATAGCAACAAGAACGAGGTGATATCTTATGGACTATAATATAGATGATTTCATTGCATATCACAACAGCAAGTACATAAATTATTGCGAAGCGATTATTCTTCCGGATGGTCACATAACATATGCAGAGCCTTCTCATGTACTCAAGCTTCAGCTGATATGGGGTGTGCCGATGGAAGAATTATATGAAGGTGGATTTTCAAGAGATCTGCTTTGGAATAGTATGCCACAATTTGCTTCTCCTGTTTATTGGCTGAGCGAAGCACTAAATTGTGTAGTCCTTTGGTACAATGCTATCCTCTTTCCTCCAAACTATACAGAAGCCCAGATAGATAGTGTTAAGAAGCTCATAAAGGAAAGATGTATTGCTTCTGAGCCTCTTATTCATGTTACTATAGAAAAGAGTTTATGCGATCCTTCTAGCCAATATGGTGAGAAAATGTATAAACTAGTAGAATATCAAAACACTGTGATGGATAAGATACATTCAGATTTATCAAAATAAAAATTATAAATTTGGAAAAAGGGCTTGACTTTTCGATATACTCCGTCTATAATAACACTTGTAGCACATAAATGAACAGTTGAATCGTTACTGTTTAATACAATAATATCAATAGTACAGGAGGTACGAGTATGCCAGCATTAGTTGAAAACATGTTTTATGTAGGTAGACAGGTTCCTTGGCACGGATTAGGAGTTCAGCTTAACAATCCACCCACCAGTAAGGAAGCGATCGTAGCAGCAGGTCTTGATTGGGACGTCATCCCGAAGCCTATTTTCAATGAGTCAGGTGTTCAGATTCCTAACTACGTAGCTAACGTCAGATCGTCTGATGATTCCGTTCTCGGTATCGTGACCAACAGATACACGATCGTTCAGAACGCAGAAGCATTCGATTTCACTGACAGCTTGGTGAACGTAGAAGGCGGAATGAAGTTTGAAACTGCCGGCAGCTTGAGAGACGGCAAGCAGATCTGGCTTCTGGGTAAGATGCCTAAGACTACTATTCTCGGTGATGACGTAGAGCCTTACATCTGCTTCACTAACACTCATGACGGAACCGGCGCCGTCAGAGTTTGTATGACCCCCATCAGAGTTGTTTGTAATAACACACTTAACTTAGCTCTTGACACCGCTAAGAGATCCTGGTCTACTCGTCACATCGGCGATATCAACGGAAAGGTTAGAGAGGCTCAGGTCACTCTTGGACTTGTGGATGCTTACATGTCGTCTCTTAAGACCGAGTGCGAGAAGCTCGCTGATGTAAAGGTATCAGATGCAGAAGTAGAAGCTCTTTTCGATATGCTTTATCCGGTGAATGAGATGACCACTGACATCACTAAGAAGCGCATCGAGATCACAAAGGAAGCTTTCTTCCAGTGTTTGAAGGCTGAGGACATCAAAAAGTTTAAGGGCACAAGTTATGGAGCAATCATGGCCATCACGGATCATGCCGATCACAGCGCGCCTATGAGAAAGACTCAGAACTTCGAGCAGAACCGATGGGGCTCTATCATCGTCGGCCATCCTTTCGTAGACGCGATGTACAAAGGCATCAAGAAGATCACTGCAGCATAATCTTTCATGTATTCAATGAGGGCGTAGAGATACGCCCTCTTATGCGTTATCAGAACATAAGGGGAGAGCAACATGGATGTTGAAAAAATAATTGACAAACTTTCTGAGTTACAACTCATTCGTGTAAACAGAAAAATTGGAAACTACATGCAGATTTACTGCCCATTTCATAACAATGGTGAAGAGAAGAAACCTTCGTGCGGAATACTACTTCATGAAGAATTCAGAAACGGTCAAAGATATCCCGCCGGATGGCTTCATTGTTTTACATGCGGGGCAACAAAAACACTTCCGGAAGCTATCACAGATATACTGAAGCTACGATCTATCACACGATCTGGTGAAGAGTGGCTGAAAGAAATGGTAGAGGGCTATGAGTTGGATGCTGAATTTGATAGCTTGATCCCTTCTATTTTATCTGAAGCTGTAATCAGTAAGTTTGCTGTGACTCAGCTACAGTCCCTCACTCATCCAACTCAATATGTTTCAGAGGAAGAACTTGCATCCTATAGATTCACAGTTCCTTACATGTATCAGAGAAAGCTAACAGATCCTATCATAGAAGAATACGACATAGGCGTGGATATGAAATGGATTCCTCCAGGAAGATCAAAAGTCACTCCATGCATAACATTCCCTGTAAGAGATAAGGCTGGTAGAACCTTATTTATTTGTAGAAGATCAATAGAAGGTAAGCTATATAACTATCCAGAGGGAGTGTCTAAACCAGTATATGGATTAGACAGAATTCCTCCAAATTGCAAGTCTGTTATCATATGCGAAAGCTGTATCAACGCTTTGACAGCAAGGGTCTACGGATACTATGCTGTAGCTCTTTTAGGTACAGGAAATCAGCTACAAATTCAGCAGTTAAAAGAGCTAGGAGTTAGAGATTTTGTGCTTTGCATGGATGGAGACGAAGCAGGCAGGAAAGCTACAAATAAATTATACAAAGCTCTATCCTCTTGCAGTATTGTTTGGAGAATTCATATGCCCGATGGGAAAGACCTCAATGATTGTACGAAAGAAGAGTTTGATACATTATATTCTATGAGAGAATAGCTTTCATTCCTGGAGGACATTATGGGTGAAGTAAAATTAACAGATACAGATCATTATTCAAACATTGCGCAAGCTATCAGAGCTCAGTTAGGAGTTATGGATACATACTATCCTAGTGAAATGGCTGATGCAATTCGGCAAATGGCACCTGGTGATAGTAAAATGGATAAAGTAAATCCTACAGGTAGTGGATACTTTAGTTTGAATAGAAAATCTTCAACACCAGTTGGTCAATACTCGGTTGCTGTAGGTTATAATTCAACGGCAAATCAACCATATTCACATGTTTCTGGAAAGAACAACAAACTCTTAGATGGGGATGTTATCTTTGTAGTAGGTAATGGTGAGACTTGCTTAAGTTCGAGTGATCTAGAAACAACAGATCTCATACCTTCTGATGCTTTCGCTGTTAACAACGAAGGATATGTGAGTGCAATGCAGTCGTTTTCAACTTCTTGCACCACCGGATATTGTGAGTATTTTAAGTGGAAATCTCTTCCGATATCGGATCCCGCAGGCTTATTTGTGACACTAGATGGAGATGAGCTTGTAGTTGCAAATGATACATCTAATTATATACTAGGCGTAGTTAGCAAAGCTCCTGCATTTGTAGCTAATGGTGATTGCGAAATAAGCGGTGAAACATTTGTAAGAAATGAGTTCAATGTTCTCAGCACTTTTCAAAAACAAGGATCCACTTATCGAGTATATGATAGTACTTACAGTCCCGCCGGATATGCGAAGAAAAGATTTAATCCTTATTGGAGTGCTATTTGTTTACAAGGTAGGGTTCGTGTTAAACAAGATGGTACGCTTGTAGTGAATGGCTACGCTGATGTGGATGCTTCAGGTTACGCTACAAGTGTATCATAT